GTGAACAGCCAAGACACCAGCAGCCCGACGACCGCATTAGTCTTCGCCTCGACAAAACTCATTTTCTTGCTTTGCATCACTTTTAGCGGCACTGAAGTTGGGGGTGTTCGCCGGGTTCTACTTACCCACAGCTTAACAACCCATGAAGCCTTTGCCCTTACGGGCTGCACCCGCACCGCGGACCGTCATTTTGTACAACTTGTCTCCCGCCATCGGCGCGGTGGCCGTCTTGCCATAAGGAATGCGCCCCTGACCCTTGATGTCAGCATAGCCAACAGCCTTGGGTGCCGGACCCGGAGTGTTCGTCACAATTTTTACACCAGCCATAATACTCTCCTATTGTCTCTGTTTAAGAATCTCTCGTTCCATTGCAGACTGAATGCGGGCCCCGGTCTGCTTTTCCTGACTGGCCAGCCTCTGGTCGAACTGCTCAGAACGCATCTTCTGGTTCTGCTCATCCAACTTAAGCTTGGCTTGGTCGATCTGCGCATCAGACTGCTCCGACTGCGCCTTGATCTGAAGTTCCTTCTCCTTGAGGGAAACCAACGGATCAGGTTGGTCCGAACCAGCCAACTTACGAGACAACTGCTGTACCTGCTGAAGACCCTGCGCCACGTTCTGCGCAACCAAAGCCTCCACCTGAAGCATCTGCTCTTCGTTCAACGGCTGACCCTGCTGTACCTGAGCCTGCTGGATAAACGCCACCACCGCCTGCTCCCGCGCACCAATCTGGACATGTTCCATGATGTGCTTCTGAATCGACGCAGCAAACATCGGATTACCGGACACCAAAGGACTTGTCGCAAAAACCAGATGCGCCATGATGTGCGCCTCATGGTCCTGACCGTCAAAGGCGTGCAGCTGCATCATGTCCAACAGATCGATGTTTTCCTGCGCAGGGTCCTTCGGCTCTGGCTCGTCTACCGGTGACCGCTTCATAATGCGGTCCGCATCACGAACACCCAGAGCCTCGTACATGTCCCGATAAACTTCGTTCATGTTATGAAGCTCGGGGGCCGCGGTCGCTAACTCAAGCTTTGTCTGAGCCAACGCAATACGCTGCGCCTGCGAAAATACGTTCGGATCAGAAACAGGGAGAACGTCTACCCGGTCATCAAAATCCGTGGCCTTGACGCTCGCGTCCTCACCCTCAATGCTGTACGGATAATCGTCCGGCAGGCTCTCACCCAGCACACGCGAAAGCATCTTAAATTCCATCCGCATCGCGTAGTGCAAGCGTTTGTGAACCGCAGACATCACCCGAGAACCCTGCTCCAGCAAAGCTATCGTCGTACCGACCGGAGCCTGCGGGTTCCCGTCTCCAACCTTCATGTCCGTGATCGTCGCAAAACGGCGACCTGCGTCCACCACAAAACCAAGAAGGCCAAACAACGTCTGATCCGCACCCTTGAACGGCAGGAGCATCAAGCTGTCTCGAATGGCACCGCCCGGGGCGTCCACGTCTCGAAACTCACCCGGCTGAAGCGGTTCCTCATCGTCCCTGATCCGTAGGCCGCGGGCCTTGAACCCTGCCGGGAGGTTCGAAAGCGTGCCTGCGTCGATAAGCTGACGAAGCGCCGCCGTCGCCGTCCGGGACAGACCGCCAATCGTATGGATCAGGCCCAAGCCGTAAAAACCAAACCCGGGGAGGAACTTGAAATGGACGAAATACTGGATTTTCTTCTTTAGCTCATCGTCCTCGTAATAATTACGACGAATTGAAAGAACCTGATTACTGTCCGTCGACAAGGTGACCACATACGGAATTTTAATTCCCGTCGGCTCACCGTCCTCGTCCAAATCTTCGTAACCGTCTAGGTCCAAATCAACATGGCATTCCAAAAGAGTGCAGTCGTAATCGATAGACGACGGAGACATACCATCAATGCGATCCATCTCCTCCTGAACTTCACTCATGTCCTCCTGACCGGGAAGAACGGGGATGTCTAAGTAAAAACCCGACACCTGCCGCTTGCGCAAATCATTCAACGGCATCCGAAGGACCTGCGTAATGTGCGGGCACGTATCCAAATCTGCCGTGTCATACGGAACCACGAGGTTCTCCGCAGGAACAAACTTGCTCACCGCGCGGCCAAGGTTCTCGTCGTAATACACCTTCTTAAAAGTGCTGCCCGCCAGAGGCAGATAGAACAGCATCTGATCCAGTTCCGGCGTGTACTCCTCCATCACGTTCGTGATGTAGTAATTCATGAAATTGCGAACTCGGCGCGACTGCTGTGCCTTCGAAGAGCTTTCGTCACCCATCACAATTGTGCGAACCGGACCGCCCGCAGGCAGCAACTCGTTGAACGCCTGCGCCTGAAACTGCGTCGCAGCCTCCGCCAAAAGCGGATGCGTCACACCAGACGCACCCTTGAACGGCTCCGTGCGGTCCTCGTAGGTAAAGCCCAAAAGCTCCAACCCCTCCGAATACGCATCCTCCCACTCCTGACGACCAGAACGATTCGCCTCGTACTCCGCTAACAAATCAGACGCCACGCGAGACAACTCACGGTCCGGCATCTCTTCCGCCAAATTCGCGTAGAAATCGTCGGACTCGCCACGCTGGTCCTGCGGGTCGAAGTCCACAACCACCGAACCGTCGTCCCCCATCTCAATCTCTATCGGAGAACCTTCGGTCTCACCGTCCAGCGAGACAAGGTTGTCGTCATACTGAGAACCCGGAAGCTCTACCTCAATCTCTGCTCGCAAGTCGTCCTCGTCCAACTGAGACGGGACGTTGTTGTCCATCAAACTACCAATGGGCTCAAGAGCCATAGGTTATCTCCTAAAGTGTCGGGGGAACTATACTACCGAATGGGGGCAAATTAAAAGCGCCTGTTGTACTGAACCCTGATCTTCCGTTCCATCTCAGTCTCGCCCGTTTTATGATCCTTCACCACCCGGCGTCCAAATGGCATGGCGTTTATCGAAAGTGATTCAGCCTCAGATGGCCTGTACGCATAGCCAAGGTCCAAAACCGACCGGCCACCAATGGCGTCACGATCTGCACCCTCCCTGCGGGGCTGAACGTTAACCGTGCCCGTGTGACGACCATACGTACCGCTTAAATCATAATTGGTCGGGACAAAACCGCGCCGGTTGCCGGACTCTACACTTCCCGGGTACCCCTGCGCCTGCAACTCGTCAGGAAAGCGTCTCGTCGTCTTGTCGTGAACGCCCGTCACGCCTCCCGTCAAGTTGCCGCCGGGGAAATTAAGCGAAGCGCCGAGACGAGCAATACCACCCATCGTCTCATCCGCAATGTTGATCCGGCCATCGCCCCAAGGCACAGACCGGTTGCTCTCGCCGCCCGAAGCAGCGGCATCAAACTGAGGTATCACAGAAAACCCCTCCGAACCAACAGACAACGGAGGGCCAACCTGCGCCTGCAATTGCTCCAAACGCGCATACAACTCTTCCCGGGCCTCCGGGTCCTCCTCCTCACGAAGAAGGTCGTAAATAGCCATCAGCTCCGAATCAAGGTCCGTGGGCCGCGGTTCGACGGCACCGCCGTCTTCATAATTCTTCACGCGCGGCGGACCAAGGGCCTCGTACTTCTCGCGGGCCTCCGCCTGCATGTACATTTGGCTGTCGAGGAAAATCTCCCGCAGGCTGGGTTTTACGTCAAGCTCCGGCTTCTCGTCTTGGTAATCCGCGGTATCAAGATAATTTTTCAGGACGGAAGAAACATTGCGCGACGCCTCCGTCTTATGCATCCGCTCCCAATCCAACAGATGGAGATTCTTATGCTGAAGCCCTACGGAAGGAGGATTGTCTAAACGCTGACTGCCCGCGTGGCCCAACTCATGGCCCGTAACGGACAACGCATGTTCCCTAGAAAACAGCGCACGATAGGCGTCCGGGACTTCCAAGGCATCTAGCCGTTGACTCTCGCTGGGTGTCGTTTTTACACGTATCTGGTCGGTCTCCGTGTTATAGCTTCCCAAAAGTCCCAACTTGCGCGTCCAATCCTCGTCAAGCCTACGAGCGTCGGCATCAATAAATTTGCCGTAATCGTAATTGTGCTTCTGCTCCAGAGCACGCAAACCCAAAAGGCCCACGTAGTCGTCGCTCATGTTTCCGTCCTTGTCTTCAACCACGTCCGTAAACTGCGGGGCCAACGCGGCACGGTACTCAACATCGCCCAAGCCATACACGTTCTGTCCTACGGGGGAACGGGGCTTGTCCTTCGGTACGCCGCCGCCGTCTGCAAACGACATAATGCCGCCCGCGGTCCGCGGTACCGTCGGGTCGCGGCGACCCATCACCTTGTCAAACTGATCCAAAGTCTC